CTAAGCAAACGAGATGGTCGGCTCTCCAGCAGAAATAACGGTAACGTTGTTCCAATCGGTCGAATTGAGGGTGATGGTTGCCCCGTCATCGCTCCATGACGGCTCGTTGCTGTTCCCTGCGAGCAATATCGCGGATTTCGATATTCCCGAGACGAAATACAGGCACGCCTTGCCCTTGCCGTTGCAGTCCATCATGACTAGTGCGACCGCTCGGGTGGCAGAGCTGAATGCGATGCTGACCGTACCGTTTTCTCTTGACATGTCATGGGAAAGCAGGGATACGGAATACTACTTGGTGGTGTCAAAGCTACACGTGTAGTTCAGGTGCTCTGAAGAGTCCCAGATTCCAATGCCCTTATTCTTGTTGAACCACACATAAAAAGGTGTGCCCAGAACACCAATCTGTAATCCGCCGTCCTCAGTGTATGAGATGTTTAGCTTTGTGTCGGATTCAATGAAATTGATACGGGATACGGAATGCTACTTAGTCCACAGTGTTTTGATATTGCCTGTAGTTCCGTACTGTAATTGGATGCCTTCTGCTTTCGATATGGTGACGTAAAGCGATTTGCCGTCCTTTAAACAGAATTGCATTTGGATATAAGTGTCCTCGCCTGACCCCCACGAGCCGTAGGTAATGGCGGTAACGTCTCCCCAGAAGCTCGGAACTTGGGATACGGAATGCTATTCGTCCTTTTTAAATACGGCGACATGTTTACTCTCGGTCTCGTTAAAGACGAGAATCCTGTCATTTAAGAAGTTCACCGTAATCCTGGTTGCTCCGCATCGAAAACCGAGGGTTGGCAAATTTTGGCTATTAAGTTCCACTTCCGCTGCAATGCCGTCGGAAGTCTGGAATACGGAATCCCCGAGTTTGTTGATTTGGTTGGCACAGTCGCTGATGCCCTTCTCCATGTTGTTGAGACGCGCAGCCGTGATGGCGGTCTTGGCGTCCTGCCAAACCTGCTTTGCGTAGGTCACAAGGTTTGCCATGTCTAATCCTCTCTTTAAAGCGTGAAGGTCGTCCACGCGCCGATTTCGTCGATGATCGTGCTCGTCCCGGGCATCGTGCTCGCCCCGGGGAATACCGCCTTACCGGGCAAGTTCGCATCCCAGCGCTTGAATGACGCAATCTTGTGCGTGCCCTCGTTCGTCTGCATCCACAGTCCGCCGTCGACGCGCTTGTCTCGAGGCGGCTCGCCGGACTGCATGTAGTAGGGCTTGGTCGCGGCTGCGGCGGCGTTGGCCTGCTTGGCTGCGGCGGTAGCTGCGGATGCGGCTTTGTTCGCGGCGTCGGCATTAGCGTTTGCCGAAGCGGCAGAAGAGTCTGCTTTGCCGGCCGATGCGTTGGCTCGGTCGATGACCTGATTGAGGTTTGCGATCGTGTCGTATAGCTCCTTGACCGCATCGCCGCTGGTCGTGCCGGATTCTAGCGATACGAGGTTGCGGTCGACCGAAGCATGGAAGACGCGTGTGCAGACCACATCGGAGCCCTGCCAGAATTGGACGCAAAGATGCGCTGAATCGGTCTTGAGCACGCTGCCGGGTGCCGCGCACTCCCAGGTGGCAGTCTCGTATCCGCTGACCGAGTTCATCGTCTTGTAGCCGCTGTTGCCGCACCCATCGGCATACGCCAGCTTCGCCGTGATGCCGGCGGCGGACGTGATCGCCTTGCCGTTGTCCGTCAGCTTGACCAGAAGCGTGCGACCGTTTGAATCGCCGCCGGAGAGCATCACTGGCGGGATGTAGTCGTTTGCCGTGTCCACATCGATGGTGATGCGGCGGAAGTTGTCTAGAGCCATCTTGACCCCCTTAATTGCTTGCTGCGGTCAATAATCGGGCAGCTGTCCCCCGCCAGATTTTTACGAGTTGCTGAGCGATATGGCGTGAGTGATCATTCCTTGGCCTCCAGTGCCTTGAGCGCGGCGAGCGCGGCTCTGAAGGTCTCGACCGGGTCGACGGCCTCGGTTCCCTCCCCCGCCTCGTCGGCCGTGGCCGGTTGAGGGTCGACGATGGCCGCCAGCGCGTCGAAGCACGCGACCGTGGCAGCGGTGCGCTTGTCTACGTAGGTTGGCTGCACGAACACGAAGTCCTTGCCCTGCGAACACGGCTCCGACACCTCCGACGCCTTGACAACCTTGCGCGTCCCATCGCTCATGACGGCGATGAATACCATGCCGTTCTTCTCGGCCTCGGCAAGCGCTTCCGCGTCGTAGCAGGTCAATTGCCCCTCGACGTTGCCAACAGGGTCATGCGCCATGTAGTCGACGATGTATGCCATTTGCATTCCTCTCTATCCAGTCGTTCCGACCGTTGAATACGATGTGAAGAGACCGTTGATCGTGTTTATAACGAAGGTCCCGTAATGCCATCCGACTGTGCCGTCGTGATTGTCGTGCACCTCTGAGACCAAGGGTTGAGACACGGAGCCGGTTCGTCCGTAAGTCGTGGTAACGTTTCTGTCGGACGTCGCCGCGGTGGAGATGATCGGAGATGATATGCGAACACTTCCCTGCGCCTGCATCTGGATTCCGTAATAGACGGCCCCCGTGTCCGTGTCGCGCATCGACGCCGTGTAGTCGATGTATCCGACTTTTGTCGGGGTGCTTCCATTGGTGGTGCGGTAACCGGCGAGCTCGCCCGCCGATGTGAGCATGGTGTACCAATTCGTGTAGCCGCACTTGAACGTCCCGTTTGCCGTGATGTTGTTGGCGGTCATGTAGTTTGTCTTGAGCGTGCCGGTGGTGAGGTTCCAGCTGTTTCGACCTAGCTTGTCGGCTATGGTGCCGGTGGCCATGTACGAGGCGTTGATGTACACCATGTCGTTCTGCATGTAGATGCCCTGCTCGGTGCCGCCTTTCGTCAGGCGGTCGAACATCTCCTTCTGGTCCATCTGCTCGTCGTAGGCGCTCAGGATGCCGTCGGCATAGTCCGATGCGTTCTTCTGCTCGATGGCGTGTCGCGCCCCGGTCGCGGCATCGGCGTAGTCCTTGACCGCGCTCGAGTAGGCTCCGTAGGCGGCGTCGTACTCGTACATGGCGGCCTTGAGCTCCTCGGCGGTCTTGCACTTGAGCACCTTGTCGACCTTGTCGGTATAGGAGCCGTACGTTCCGCCCTCGTCGGTCGTGCCGAAGGCCTTGGTGTAGCGGGGGCCGAGGACCGACGATACGAACTGGGCGCTCAGCGCCTTGTTGGACTTCAGCGAGTTGAATTGGCTCGTCGCCTCCTCGCGCTCCTTGTCCACGTCCTGCTTGGCCTTCTTCACGGCGGCTGCCTCGGCCTCGGTCACGACGCCGTCCCTTGCGAGGTCCTGTACCGTCGTGTCGAGACCATTGAGCGAGCCCGTTAGATCGTGCGCGCTCTGGTAGGCCTTGTTGAACGCCGCCTCGAGGACCGGCGCTGTATGGGTCACGGAGCCATCGCCGTATGTGACGCGGTCCATCGACCAAATAAAATATCCGTTTGCCCATTGCGGTATGTCTTCCGACCATCCCAGCTCGGGATTCTGCATGTTCAGTGGCGGCACTGTGTCGGACTGATTCTTCGCATAGAGCTTCACCGTGGACTTGACCACGGTGTCGGTCGTAGCGATGTCCTTGTCATCGAGCGTCGCTCCGGGGCCTAAATGAACCTCGCTGGCATCAAGATTCCAGTAGTTCTTGCCAGACTTATCCTGGATAATGCCGGCCTTAATGAGGTTGGCGCTGATGGTGCCGGAGACGATCGCGTCGGCCACCAAACCGTGACCGTTGCCGAGCGTGCGGAAATTCCACGTGCCATCGGAATTTTTGCCGTCGGCGATGCGGAAGTAACCGCCGCCGATCTGGATGCACATGGTCGGATTGGCCTCTTCCGGCTTGTCGTAGACGAACAAGCCCTTACCGGGCTTGATGTAGGTGTAACCGCCGGTCTCGTTCATCACCTTGTTAAGGCCATCGATTAGGCCGTCAAGGTAGGCGCTGCCGAGCGTCGCTGCGCTGTCCCAGCTGCCGGCGCTGCTAGTCAGGCGGTCGATGGTCTGCTGAACGCGATCGGAGCGCTTGACGATGCCCTCGATAACGTTGCCGACCTTCACGCTGGAAGGCGAGCCGTCACCGAGCAGGTCTTCCACGATCTCCAGCACGCGACCGCTCAAGCGAAGCGGCTTGAGGAAGGTGGTGTCGACCATCTGGAGGTTGTCGCCGAGGTCGCAGGCGTTGGCATCGAAACCCGCGCGACCGAGGGCCTCGACCGTGCCCTCATAGCTCACGATGGGCTTTGAGCGCTCGGCTAGCGCCGCCCTGCCCTCGACGAGAAGTGTCGCCTTGTCCTCGCAGTCGCCGTCCTCAAAGATGCCCTCGGTATGCACGAGCGACCCATCGGGACCGGGCACGCCCCAGACCTCGAGCAGCGAATCATCCTGGATGTATTCCTTGCCGCCGTTGATGTCGGCGAAGGTGATTTTTCGCGAGTATCCGCCAGTGGCATTGCCGTCGTCATCGGTAGTCTGCACGCCCTTGCCGTAGCAGTACAGGCGCGTCACCACGTCATCTGCGGACAGCACACGGTCGATGCCGGACAGACCGCTGCCGTAGTCGAGGCGCAGTGCGGTGTTGGCGCGACCCAAGCGCTTGACAAGACTGACCGAGCGCTTGGCGATTGAGTTGCCGTCAGCTGACAGCTGAATTACCGGCTCGACCTCCATCTTGTAGGCTTCGGCTATATCTTTGACGGAAGCCAGCGAGGACTGGTGGTAGACGCTGTATTCGCCGCTGCCCTCATCGCACTGGCCTACCGACCATCTGGTGCCATCAAGCGCCTTTGCGATTGCCTGCTCGGGCGTGTCTTTGGAGCCGCGGCGAAGCGTCGGCATGAAGTGGCGGGACAGCTCCTGCATGGAGCCGTAGCAGTTGACGGTGCAGATAGGCACGCTCTTCGCCCTCGACTCACGCGAGGACATGACGATCCACTCGCACGTGCGCCCCATGGAATCACAGAACACGATGCGGTCGTACTTGTCGACACCGTTATCCAGCAGGACGAGCTCAACCTTGTCCACGCCGCACTGGTCGACATTGCGCGTGCGCGTGGCCTGCATCGGAGTGAGCTCGCCGATATATGCGCCGAAGCGGTTGAAGTGGATGAATCTCTTTGACATCTGACCGTCTCCTAGGGGATGAGCCAGAGCGGCTCAAAGGATGTCGTGATACTGCTTGCACCGACCACTGTGATGGTCGAGTCCCCTACTGGCAGGTCGAAGAAATCCGATGTGAGTGTCGGGCAGGTCAAGACGCCATTGATGTACACGCCGCGCGATTTGGTCGGCGAGGTCTCGATGACGGCGGTGGCACCGGCGGCAAAATTCCTCTCGGCATCGACCTCAATGAACACGCCGTCCGCGCGGGAAATCTTCAATTTCTTCTCGGCCTTGAGCGTGGCGGTGAATGTCGGGAACACCCGGCAGTTGCCGTTCACGGTCAATTTGGTACCGCTCACCGCCGTTTTCCTGCCGTACAGCATGGGCATGGCGCTCATCGTCAGGTCAATCTCGTAGTAGGCGAACACTCCGCCCTGCCATACCTCGCTGGGGTTGGACGATTCGAGCCTGCCGACGAAATCACCGGGGAGCGCCCTCCACGTGATACGGGCATCGCGACCGACGATGGAGCCGAGCGCGACCTTGGACTTGACGTCCTCCTGCCACGTGCCGACCGTGCGCAGGTGGAGCGTCACCATACGTCTGCCGGCATAGGCGAGACCGCTGCCGTCCGTCAGCGAAAGGTCACGGGAGCCATGGGCTCCTGTAACGGTCGTGTAGGACGTGTCGAACGAGATGGCATCGACCTCCGGCGCGGAGGTCAGGTACCAGCCCATATCGCCGAGCCTGGTACCGTTCACGGTGACCGTGCCGTCATCGACGAACATGCTGTTGCGCGAGTAGATACCCAGCCTAGAATCAGCCATTTAGACCTCCATTGCGTCGCGCTTGCCGAGCTCAGAGTCGATGGAAGGCGCGAGCAGCATGGCGAGCGTCTTGAGGTCGACATCGAGCTTGAGCGCACCGATCTTGCTGAGCGCGGTGACGATTGCGTAGACAATGTCCTCGACAGACAGCCCACCAGAGCCACCAGCTGCCCCCTGAGCGCCGTTTGCGCCAGATGCGAGCGACATACCAGCAGCCACGTCAACAGCCGCGGATGCGCCACTCACGCGGTCCACGAGGGCATCGGTCATCTTGTCGGCATCCGAGAGCAGCGCAGGGGTGTTACGTTTGATGCCGACACCGATGCCGGACGGGATGAACTTACCGACCTTGTCGCGGAAGACACGCGACGGCGAGTGGATACCGAGTGCGCTCATCGCCTCGTCGACCAAGCCCGAGAGCGCATTTCTGATGTTGTTGTACAGGCCGCCGATGGCACCCGAGATGCCGTTCCAGAGACCGGCGATGATCTGGCTGCCGGCATTCCAGAGCCAAGTCCCAGCGCCGGAGACTGCGGCCATCGCGGCGTTGTAGATTCCGCCCAGGATGCCGCCGAGCGCACCGACGGCGCCGCTGGCAATCTGCTGGCAGCTCTGCCAGACCTGCGACCAATTACCGGAAATCAGCCCGGCGACCAGATTGACCACGCCCTGCACGATTTGCGCAATCGAGCTGATCACCTGATTGACGGACGAGACGATTCCCGAGATAAACGGGGCCATCGCCGCGAAGGCAGGCTCAAGCGTTCCAACCAAAAATTGAACAACCTGCTCGATTACGAAGCCCGCAACGGACATGAATTGGTTGAGCGCGGCACCGACCACCTCGAGCGCGTCGCCGATGAGGTCCATGACGGTCTCAAAGGTTGAGCCGAGCTGGTCGAGCCACGGGCTGCACTTGGTCAGCAGGTCGGAGATGCCCTGAATGACCGCCGTGATGATGGGCAGCAGCAGCGACTCGATTCCGGCGACCAGCTGGCCGACAAACGACAGGACGCTGCCGACCAAAATGATCAGACCGTCAAGCAGGCTCGTGAGCGGAGGTAGGATGACCGTCAGGATGCTGGTCAGCGGCTCGATGAGCTGGGAGATGCAGTCAAGCAAAGGCTGTAGGATTTCGGCCGCCACGGGGGCGAGCTGGGCGATCACGGTGCCGATGGTCTCGAAAATCTGGCCCATGCACTCGACCAGCACCGGAAAAATCTCAGATGCCGCGCTGGCGCACTTGTCGAAAATATCCTGAAGCACAGGGGCGAGCGTGGACACCGCGCCCATGAGCGCGGAGCCGACCGTCTCGGCGACCTGCGCGAGCGCCTGCTGCAGCTGGGGGCTGATCATGACCAGACCGGCGAGGAGCGACAGCACGATACCGACGGGACCTCCGAGCATCTTAAGCGCGTTGCCGAGAAGCGCGGAATCCCCCACGAGGCCTTTTAGGGCCGGGCCGACCATGGGGATGTTGACGAGAAGCTCGCCGATGGTGCCGAGAAGCCCGGTGCCTCCCATGGCGGCGACCAGGGAGCCGACCAATGGGATTGCCGCCAAGATTCCGTTGGAGAAGCCCGAGAAGCTGTCACCGTTGAGCACGGACGTGATCTTCTCGAAAGCATCGACGATCATCGGTGCGATGGTGTTGGAGACGAGATTCCCCCACTGCTCGAAAACGGGTGTCAGCTTGGTCGTGACGGCGTCAACAAGCGGGATTGCTGCATTGAAGATGTCGCGCAGGCCGTTCAGGACGGGGGTCATGGCCTTCTCGCCGAGACGGCTGAATGCGGCCTTGACGTTAGCCATCGCGCCCTTGAACGTGGTACCCGCGGACTGCGCCGCGCCGCCCAAGTTCTCCTGCATGGCGGCTGCGAAGTTCTCGAAGTCGACCTTGCCGGAGGACACCATCTTCTGGGCCTCCTCGGCGGTGATGCCGTAGTGTTTGGCGAGGAATTGGAGGATGGGAATGCCCGAGTCGAGGATCTGGTTGACCTGCTCGCCCTGGAGCTTATTTGAAGCAGCCACCTTGGAGAAGATGGAGCCCATCTCCGTGAAGTCTCGACCCGAGATTTGAGCGGAATCGCCGACCGTCTTGAGGACGCTCGTGAGCTGGTCGCCCTGCTTGACGCCGGATGCCACAAGCTGGGATGCCGTGGTCGCCGCGTCTCCCAGGCCGTAGGCGGTGCCCTTGACCGAAGCCAGGGCGTTGTTCATGATCTCGTCGATGCTGCCGGCATCATGGCCGAGGCCCTTCAATTTCGCGCGTGCGTCCTCGATGCTGAGGGCGCGGTTGAATCCGCCCGTTGCGGCGAGTTTGCCGAGCGCGAGGGTGGCGCCGGCACCCACGCCGACGATAGCGGTGGAGATGCTCTTAAATGCGTTGGCTGCGGAAGAGCAGATTTTGCCGATTGCGGACATGCCGGCGGAGACGGCGCTTTTCGCGCCCTCGATGCCGGTCTTGGCGAAATCCGGCAGTTTATCGAATGCGGACTTGGCGGCTGTCCCGATATTGGAGAACCACGTGTGCGCGGTCGAGCAGACGTTTTTAATCGGCTGCGGGAGCCTTGACGCGATATTGCTAACGACGGTCTGAACCTTGCTGCCGGCGCGGGAGAGGCCGTCCGAGATGGCGTTTCCGATCTCGGCTGCGGCAATCTGCATCTTGTTCTTTGCGCTGCTGGCGAAGTCGGCGATTGATGCCTTTACCCTGGCGAGGCCGGCTGTCGCCTTTGCCGCGATCGGCCCCCACATGTCGATGCCGGATGCGGCGCGGACGAGGGAACCAAGAGCGCCGGCCATACCGGTTGCGGAACTCTTACCCGCGTCCAGCGACTTGGCACCTGCCAAGAAGTTCTTGACGGCGCGGGCGAATGCATTGGACGATTGATCCGTATATTGCGCCAACTCCTGCTGCGCCTTGGCGGCGGACTCGTTGGCGATGTTCAGCTTCTCGGTAGCGGCCTTGACGTCGGCGGCGCTCTGCTCGGATTTACGGCGTGCGGATGCCAGGCGCTCCTCGGCGGCGACTGCCTGTGTGGAGCCCTCGCCGTACTTGGCGATGGCATCCTGCAGCCTCATCTCGGCCACGCGGACGCGCCCGGCATCGTCCGCCTGCTTCATGCGGGCCTTGCTCAGCTCGTTGGTGGCGGCTTTGACATCATCGGTGAAGACCTTGAGGGCATCGCCGGCGAGGCCCTTGGAGGATGCGGCGAAGGACTCCTTCAGCTGCTTGCCGAGCTGCCGACCGCTAATACCGCCTGCGTTCCTGAATGCGCTTTTAAATGAATTGCTGGCTTCGTCGCCGGTCGACTTTACCTCTTTGTTGACCTTGGAGCGGAAGCCCGTCATCACGGGGAAAATCGAAATATGTGCGGAACCGACCTCAGATGACATGCGCGATCTCCCCCGATCTCGTTACTCGTAAAGCGAAGCGAACAGCGGCGCCATGTTCTCTGCCGCCTTCTGTGCTTCATCGCCAGAGGCCTTGAAGGAGGCAGCGCGGAACTGCTCTTCCTCGGTCGGGATGGGAGATGGGAACTTGTTCTGCGTCAGCGCCGCCACGATGAACATGTCGGCAAAGCTGGTCGGGTATTTAAGCCCGGCCACGTGCGCCCCAGTCGAAGTCGAGGGGTCTCCGGAGAGCGCCCCGAACAGCGCGATCGCATCCGCATAGCGGAGCCTGCTTCCGAGGTCGGCCTGCAGGCTCCATCCCCTTGCCGCGAAATCTGCCCTCGCGGCGTCCTCGTGCTCCTTCAGCTCGGCGATGAAGCGGGCTATTCCCCCAGGGTCGCTCCCTGGGCCTTAGCCAACTTCTCGCCGAAGACCTCGAGGATCTTGACCATCGTCTGGAGCGGCTCGGACTTGAAGCGCTCGACGGCATCGGTGCCGCCCTTGCCGTCCTCGATGAGCGTGCAAAGGTGCTCGAAGGCATCGTCATCGGTGCCGTTCTGGATTGCGGACACCTCGGCATAGCTCGGGCACATGGGCAGGCGGTAGACGTTGCCGGCGGACGTGCGGACGAACAGCGTGTTGTCGCCGATGACGTACTTGACCTCATTTGCGCTGGCGATGCGCTCGAACTCGGCCTGCTCCTTCTCCTCGGTCCAGTTCTCGAAATCCTCGACGGTCGGCTCGAACTCTTTCTCTTCAGCCATCTCGACTTTCCCTTCTCTCGAATGGCCTCTTACGACATGGACATTGTTCGGCCGGGGTCCCCCGATAAAAAAAGGGCACCGCGCCGAAGCGCGATGCCCAACGAGAGAAGGGAAAGCTGTGTTTCGCTTAGGAATTCTTGCCAGCGGCGGCAGCAGCGGCTGTCGCAGTGACGTCGGCGGGAGTGCAGTGAGCCTCGATGTAGGCCTTGCCCTCGTAAAGGTCGTCGCGCACCCACTTGACGGTGACGGCGCGACCGAGGACGGAACCGCGCTCGGCCTGACCCGGCTCGTTGGCGGTCACCTGGATGACGCCGGCGCGGCGGTCGACGTTGCCGTTCTTGTAGGTGATCTCCTCGTAGGCCATCCACTTTGTGTCGGGCGTGAAGGTATCGACGGCGATGACGCCGTCGGCATCGGGCTTCTCGCCGAAGCAGAGCTCGCGGGTAAGGTCGTTGTCCTCGGCGGTGGTGAACGCGGTGTAGATAGTGGTGTCACCATTGAGCGTGTAACCGCCCTGCCAGAACTCGATGGGGTCGCCGGTCTCAGTGGAGTCCTGCGGCGCTCCGTCATTGGCGATGAGACCGAGAGCAGCGGTGCTGCGGGCGTACACCTCGGGCAGCTTAGGTGTGGCGTTCTTCTTACTGATCATGGTGCGCGTGATGACGTTGTCCTCAGAGTACGGGACGATGCAGATCGCACCGGTTATGGGCACACCTACGTTTGCGAGGTCGTTACCCTGCTTGTCTTTAGCCATTGCAGGCTCCTTTCCAGGGCAAAGCCCTAACCTTAATCCTCAATTGCACCGACGACCGAATACTCGACCGTCATGTAGCACTTGCTCGAATCGTGCTGGTCCGTCACTCGGTACGGGCCGTTGCATCCGTCATCGATGACCGCCGCGATGGGAGACCCCTTCTCGTAGGCGATAGTCGGCGATGTGAGCGCGGCGAAGGCACGTCTGGCAAGCTCACCAGCCTGTAGTGTGCTCTGGCGGTTCCCCGCATAGATGGAGATGCCGACCGAGCGGTCGAAGGTGGTGAGACCGGTCTTCTGGCCCCCATCGTCGCGCACCACGCAATAGGGCGTGCCGCCGTCGAAGTCTGACGGCTCGCGGTTGTCGACCTCGATTTTCGTGCCGAGGACGGCGCGGAGATACCCGCAGAGGAACATCTCCAGATCGGGGGGAACCACCGTCTGCATCTACTTCACCGCTTTCAGGGCTCGGGCGAGATAGCCGCCCTTGGATTCGAGCAAAATCGTCTTCCAGTCGTGACCGACCACGCGATAGCTGTTTCGGTGCGCCGACTTGTGGACCTCGATGCGGAACCCATCGCGGTACGCGCCGGTGTCGACGGGCGCGGTCGCGCGGATGTTCGCGAGCGCCTGCTGCGCCTTGGACAGGCACATGTTCTCGACGCCCGCGCTGTGGAGGATGTCATCGAAGAACTTGTCGTTGAAATTGACTTTCGTCTGACCTGCTGCAGGCATCAGCCCTCCACCTCCTGAAGGCCGACCTCGAGGGTCGGTTGCCAGCCCGTGAACGGGTTGGCGTCGACGGACGGGACGACGTCCACCGTGTAGACGTGCGAGCCGTCCTTGATTCGGTCGCCGCGCCTGATATCGACTGTGGGGTCGGCAACCGTGAGCGTGACGGCTGTTACCGCCTGCTCGCGTGCGCCATCTGGCGTCATGACCGAGGATGCCGTGGCGATGAAGCCGCTGAACGCGAGCTCATCGACCTCGCCATCCCAATCAGAGACGGTGCGTGCTGGGTTGTACGGGTCTTCCACAAGGGGTGCGCGGAGGCGCTTGAGCGGTCGACCGAAGTTGCCGAAGTCCGAGCCGATCATGGGAGCCTCGCAATCCTGTACCTGTCGAGAATCTCGCGCTCGTCCTGCATGAGCTGGATGGAAGTCGCACCGGACCCGTTGAATGCATAGCTCACGGACGCGCCGTTGACGCTCTGGGAGCGCACGGTGCCCGCGGGGGCGCTCGCCGCTCGGCGGGAGACCTGCAGCGCGACCGCGATGAGGTCTGGCACTTCTTCCGTGTTGAATCCAGCCGTGACGGTGTACTCGATGCCGCTCAGGCACGGCTCGACGGGCGCGGCAAGCTCGACAAGGCCCGCCGTGTTCCACTGGGCACCGCCCAGAAGGTCGGTGCCGTCGGTCAGCGTGAGCTTCGTGACCTCGGTCACGTTGAGCGCGGGGATGCGGATGATCTTGCCGCCAGCAGAGCCGACCTTGCCGGACAGCTCCATCGACGGCGCGATGTGCCATCCGCAGTAATTGCGAATGGCACGTACTGCCGCGGCGTTGAACATGGGGGCATCGAGCCCGCTGTAGTCGGTATGGTTGCCGAGGAAAGATTCGGTCATGATGCCCCCTTCCAATCAGTCAGCCGAGGCTATTTCGCAGCCTTGGCGGTCTTGGCGGTCTTGGCGGTCTCGGTATCGGCCACGGGCTCGTCGGACTGGACCTCGATGCCGGAATCGTCGGACTGGGAGACGACCTTGGTCTCGTCCGTGGATACCTTGACGAAGGCGTACGGGTACTTGACCTGCAGCGTGCAGCGCTCCTTCAGGCGGAAGGCGGTCACGCCGGTCTCGAAGTTGTCCTTATGGGAGTCGCTGGTCTTCAGCGTGCGCGTGCCGCGGGAGAGGACCTTACCGCCACGGAAGAACGCGCCGACCACGCAATCGCCCTTCGCCTGGGTCGGGGTGACGACCGTGGGCAGGCCCCACGGGGTCTGCTGGATGACGAGGGTGCCGGTGCCGTTGTAGGGCGGCAGGAAGAAGCCGCCACCGTAGTACTGGCCGTTCTTGTCGCGCTTGAGGCGCAGGGTCTTATAGTCCTCGGGGCTGATGACCAAACCGTCGGCGGCGAAGTTGACGTTCTTCTTGATCATCGTGATTGCCGAGAAGATTCGGTCCTCGAGCGGCTCGGTGCTGGTGTTGGCGATGACGGAGTCCTCGGGGATGCGCGCAAGAAGGCCCTTGACTTTGACGCCGGAGCCATCGCTCGTCCAAATATCGGTCTCCTTGACCAGATCGAACTCATACTGGTTGTGGTCGTTGATCTCGGAAACGACATAGGGCAGGTCGTCGATCATGTCATCGGTGATCTCCCACATATCCGTGATGGTGTGGAGGGTATCGCTCTCCCAAGTGGGGTCGGGGAAGTGGGTGTGGGCGGCAGCTGCGCCCTCGGCGGTCTCGCCGGGCTTGCCCTCGAGCTTGCCGTAGACCGGGTACTTCAGCACCTGGCCGCCCATGGTGCCTTTGGCAAACAGGTCGATGATGCGGAGGTCCTGGCGGGTGGCGAACACGGGGGTGTCGAGCTCGGTCAGATACGGGGCGTTTGCGCCAGTAGCACCGCCGGTGGCGTTGACATCCGTGTTGGCCTTGACGTTGAACTCGGAGGTCTCGAAGTTGATGGTCTTCGCCTGGGCGACGTCGAGGCCCTTGGCCTTCAGCTCGTTGGCGAAATGCTCGCCGATGCTCTTGGCGGTCACGGCGTTCTCCTCCTTCTTCTGCTCGAGGTTCTTGCCCTCGGCGGCGTTGTCGAGGATCTCGGCGCCGTCCTTGAGCAGGGCGGCATGCTCCTCGAGCTTCTTGGCCTCGGAGACGTGCTGCTTCAGCCGCTCGAACTCCTCATCGGTGAGGTTCTCCTCGCCCTTGGCGAGGATGTCCTGTGCCGCCTTCTTCTCGGCGGCGATACGCTCCTTAATGCGCATGTTTGTCCTCCTAATCGGTGACTGCTCCGCCGAGGTATTCGGCGATTTTCTTTATCTCAGACTTGCGCTCGGCAAGTGCATGAGCCTTCTCGTCGGTCTCATCGGACTCATCCTCATCGGAATCGTCATCGGAGCCGACATTCTTGAGCACGTCCTGCAGGCACTGGACGGCCTGCTGGATGAGGGACTCGTTGTCCTTGGAGATGGCGCGACCGCTCTTGACGTCGGTGACCTCGGCCTGCTGGTTGCAGGCAATGGGCACCACTGAGACCTCGAAGAGCTTGACCTTCTCGATGCGGCGGTGCGACCACTGGTCGCCCTCATCCTTGACCCAAGCGGTCTTCTGGGCGAGGAAGCCTACCGACATCTGGTGCACGAGGCCGCGCTTGAGCAGGCCGTACGCCTTCTTGCCCTCATTCGTGTCGAGGTCGAACTTGAACTTGACGTTCAGACCCTTCTCGTCCTCGCAGGCGGAAAGGGACTCGCCAATGCAGTTGAGCGGGGAATCGTAGTTGTGGCCCCAGTAGAGCGGGATTCCCGCGCCGCCGTCGGGGTAGTCGGCGGAAAGCGTCTCGGCGTAAGCGCCCTTGGTGATCTCGTCGTCGATAAGGTCGCGCTCCCACGTGGAGGCGTAGCCCTCGAACACGCCCTCCTCCTCGGGGACGGCCTTGACCTCGAAATTGAGGAAATCGAGCTTGCCCATCTTGTTACCTCCCGTTCGGGCTCGCGCCCGTCTGGGCGTTCTGGGTATTGCCGCCGTCCTGCGGGGACGGCTGACCACCTTGGGTGACATTGAGCGGGACGATCACCTCGTCGCCGTCATCCTTGGCGGGAAGGTTGAGCTTGCGTCGGCCCTCGTTCAGAGACATGAACGGACGACCGGTCGCCGTGCTCAACGCCTTGTATTGTTCGCTGGGGGTACCCCGCAGCTGCGCATCCATGTTCGCGAGGATGAAGACGTCCTCCTCGCCGACCGCCTTAGGGATGACATGATTCAGCTGCTGCTCGAGCTGAACGACGTATGGGGACAGCTCGACATTCCACAGCTGGTCCTTGTAGGCCTCCACGCTTGACTTGTTGCCGGTACGGATGCCGACGTTCTCGGGCGAGATGTGGTATGCGTTGCACACCGCGATGCCGATCCGGTCGCGAGCATCGAGGTCGGCCATGTCGACCGGCTTGAATGCATCGACCGTGACGATATCCATGCCGTCCTCGAGCAGGGGCCAGCCGCCGTCCTTACCGCCGCCCTTGCGGTAGGCGCGCATGCCCTGGATGAAGTCATTGCGCGCCTGCTCGCTCGCCCACTCCATGCCGGCGGGTCGCTTGATGTAGGCGGGGATGCGACCGCCGTTCTGGGCGATGAAGCGACGGTAGCTCGCCAGCTCGCGCGCCTCGGTGAGCAGCGGCCCCAAGGCGCCGGACATTGGCTTGGGATTGCCGACCGCGCCGGGATAGCCGAGCGACAGCAGGACGTTCTTGTTCGGAAGCTCGTAGTTGACCTGACCGTTTGGGAGCGTGATCTGGACGCCAGTCGGCTCCGCGAGCGCGTTGTATTGCACGGAATAAGTGCCGTACGGGATACGGCGCAGACGGTAGTCGTAGTCCTCGTCCATCGTGAGCAGCATCAGCCACTGGTCGTTGAGCATCATGTCGACCACCAGCGAGTGGATGAGACGGTAACGGGTCTCGTTCGCTACGTAGCTCGGGTCGGCGATGAGCTTGCCGATTTCCGAATTGGCCGCCTCCTCGCGGTCGCCGTTGGGCTTCACGCGGTACGCATGGAACGGGAGCGCCGCGATCTTGCTCGCCACGAAATCGACCACCATGCGCACGTTGTACTCGGCGGCCCACAGGTCGCGGCGGTCGTAATCGCCGAATGCGATGTCCTCGGCCAAGCCTGGGGGAATCATCGGCGCGTACGGAACAGCGTGCTGCGCGGTGGTCTCGGGCTGCCTGGCGGCATTCTCGGCAGTCTCGGATTTGCCCGTGAAGCCATCGTAAGCCGCCCTGATGCGGTCGGAAAAGCGCATGTGTCAGCTCCTAGATAATCGTCAGCGGATAGGGCGAAGGCTTGGCCTTGGGCTCGGGCCGCTCGCAGTTGCGCAGCGCCCAGAGCGCCTCGCTCGCGGCGACCACCGCCGAGATCTGACCCTGCGATGCCCTGCGCGTCCAGACATCGACCTCGCCGAGCTTTCGAGTGACAGCGCACTTGAGCTGCTGCGTGAGGACCGGCTGGTCGGTGTGGCGGATGGTCCCGTCGAGCACCGCATCCTTGAAGCTGCCTGCAACGGAGCCGAGCTTGCTGCCCTCGATGGCATGGACCGTCCATCCTTCTTCCTCAAGCATGTCGCGGAAGTCCCCCGCAGGGCATCCCTTCGACTGAAGCGCGACCTCGTCGATACCCCATGCCTCCTGCACGGACTTGAGGTATTTCGACACCCACAGGTTGCCGTCTCGGCGAGCGATGACCTCGACATGATCCAAGCCATCCCCGCGTGCGCCGGCGACCGCGACGTAGGTGGTCTTGCGGTCCTCGCTGGTGTCGATGGCGAGCATGACGCGCTCGTCCTCAGGGATTCGGCTGTCGTTATCGGTGAGCGACTCCCACGTCTCGACGTCCACGTAAGGGTCCACGTCAGCCGTGACCCACTGGCAGAGCACCTCGGTGCGGAAGGCCGCCTCGGTCATGCCGTCGATGTCGGACTTGAGCGACTTGAGCGTCATGCCGCCGTAGCCGCAAGAGGGGTTCGCCTGCAGGAGGTCCTCGTCGCTGTCGAGCTCGCAGCCGTCACGGCCCGACCACTCGAAGATGCCGATGGCGTTGTCGTGCTTGTCGGCCCACTCGAACGGGTCCATGCCGCGCTTCTCGACGAGCTTCTCCCAGCTGGCGACCACCTTGAGCGCGGCCTTGCGCTGGGCGGCGAGAACGACCGACTTCGCGTCTCCGGCGTTGGAGATTCCCCAGAGCTGACCGCTCCAGAAGGATTTCGTGGTCTGCGAGGTGGCGTTCCACGCGACCCAGTTCTCCTGCTCGCGCAGCTCGTCCATGAGGACGCGGGCGGCAGGCTTGCCGCGGGCGTTCTTGGCGGCGCGAATCTCGTAGTGCGCCAGCGACGCAGCCTGGATGTACTCCTTGCCGTTGGTGTCCGAGACCTTGTTGGTCGCCTCCTGCAGATCGGCTATCGCGACTTCCGATTCGGCCTCGCTCGGCGGCTCCGGGTTGCACCATAGGCGCACCTGCGACCAGGGCTCTCGCGCGATGTCGAGGTTCTGGGCGGTGCCGACGATCTTGAACTTCACGGGCGGGACGCGCTCCGGGTGGCGCTGGGAATCGACGAACAGCCACCAGCTGGAAAGCACGCTGGCGAGCGTCGTCTTACCGTTCTGGCGCGCCACGAGGACGATGACCTTCTTGAAGCGGTAGCTGCCGTCCTCGTTCAGCTCGAGCGCATGGATGAGGAGCCACTTCTGCCACGGTCGCAGCTCCACGTGGAGCACCTCGCGGGCGTAGTCGATGACCTCGAAGCCCAGCGAGGTCTCGGGCGTGAGCTCGCGCAAGGGCTTGGTCCAGATTCGCGGCTCGGCGTACCCCTTCTCTTCAGCTTTGACGTGGAGCAAGCCCATTAGCCGTTCACGACCTTGAAGCCGGAGGTGAATGCCGCCAGCGAGCTCGACTTCTTCTTCTGCGGCTCGGCCTTGATGGACTTGTCGCAGCTCGGGTTGAGCTTCAGCGCGTCCAGGACTTTCAGGTACTGGCTCACGGTGGTCGTGTCGGGCTTGTCGGCGGCGTTTATCCAGTCGTGCTGTTCCAGTTTATCGAGTTTCTTCGCCAAAGACCGCCCCAGACGGACTGTAGCCACGAATTTCGGGGCGATATTGCCGTACTGGTCTCTCAACCAGTCGGCGTGCAAAACGGCATCTTCAAACGTCTCTGAAAAGCCCTTAAGTTCATCCAACTTCATCCAAAATCACCTCGTCCGCCGGCTTTTCGGGGCATGTTTCCCGAACATCAATCAAAAACACCCCTCTACCTGCGGTTATTCCAGATCGGAATATCGGGGAGAGAGGAAGAAGGCACACGCGGATGGTAGTCCGCTAAACCCGCAGGTAGATCGCTTACCGCCCCTCCCCCTCAGTCTGCAGTCCACTTGCGGCTCAGCACCCCCAGGCTCACGGGCGGCTCGCCGTTGCCTCGTCTCGAGTTGCACGCGAAATGCGCGGGCTCGAAGTTCGCCGGGTCTTCCTGCAGGTCGGGTCGCTTGCTCACGGGCACGCGGTGGTCCAGCGTCAGCGAGTCGGCGGTCGTGCCGGGGTCAGCCGAGTAGTCGATGGGCTGACCGCACAGCCAGCACACCGGGCGCTCGGCCTGGCACCTGGCGAAGAACTCCGCCTTGAGCCTGTGGAACCTGCGCGTCTGCACGCGGCCCGCGCTGTTTCCTCCCATTGCCTGTGTCCCTTCTCCCGTTACTTCTCTGTGCCAATGGTCGCGGTGCCGTCCCCCGAATCGAAGCCGATGCACTCCACGCGGACATAGATCCCCTGCGGGTCCGACCATCCCTTGGTCAGGTCGTGCGAGCAGATGAGCGAGTCGTCGCGTATCACCCCGCATCTGGTCAGACAGTCCTCGAGCGTCTTCAGCAGGTTGCTGGTGTCCGGCTTCACGAGGTGCGGCTCGCCCTGCCGGTGGTTGCCGGTCACGTGGAAGCACCACGTCACGTGCAGCCTCAGCGCACCGCCGAGCGGCTTGTCCGGCACGCCGGCGGCGATGATGCGGGAGATGATCCTGTCCTCGGCCTCCTTCAGCTCGTCGGACTTGCGGATGCCGAGCTTGCTCTTGCGCCTGAACGGGATGAGGGCGTTGTGCGTGACGGTGGGCACGGCCATGGCGAGAAACGCCGACCACTCCCCCGCCATCAGCACAGCCCCCTGATTTGCGCGAGCACGGCCAGACAGCCCCACAGGATGAGCAGCAGCCCGAGCGCGACCAGTGCCAGCGCGACCAGATAGCCGACGAATGTCCATGGGTCGAATTTCATACGAACCCCTCTCGTTTGATTCAGTTGTCGAAAAATTTGGAAAGCGGCGAAACGCGGAATTCCCGTTTACACCGCGGGGGTGTGTACAGACCGTTAGCCACCCGCGTACGAGTGCGGGCGCGGCTTTAGCCCGCACGCACGTGTCTGTACTCACCCTTGGGTGTAGGGTACAAACCCCTATTACGTAGTAATAGGTTTGTACCCCTGTTTTTGTACCCCTACAAACCTGTAATACCTAGGGTTTGTACCCCGTGGGTTATATAAATCAGAACCTAGTCCGAAAGGTCGATTTCTCCGTCGAAATCAAGCGCCTGATTGTTCTTGTCATAGAGCAAATCGGTGCCTTCCTTTACTCGGAACGGGCTCCATTTTGCGTTGTTTCCAGTTGCGTATTTAAGCGCCCTCATATCAAAAAGCTTGCCCCTGAACTCGACCTCACCGATTCGCTCGAGCACATTACTTCTTGTCGGCTCAACCCCGTCCTCGGCGCACTGTTCCATGGCCTCACGGATCAGGCTCACCTTCTGCTGCTGCTCAGATTTGAAGGTTTTCTGTGATGCTTCCCTTCCCTTGGAGCGGCTAGCCCTCGGGTCGTACTCGCCCTCGCATTTCAGGTCCGCCAAGGCACCCGTCTCATCCGGCAGGTGCACCGGGTACTCGAACCACAGGTTCTTGGGCTTGAAGCTGCGGAACTCGCGGAGCGTGCCCTCGATGCGCCACGCAGCCCAGCCGCGCGATGATTCCTGCAAGCTCTCGTGGATGGATTCCAGCTCGCGGCGTAGCTCGATGGGCGCGCCGTTCGTCTGCTCGTTCGCCCACTTCTGCAAATCGTCAGCCGAGTCGATGCCGACGAACCTCTCATCCGAGCGCCATCCCGGCAAGAACTTGTCGAAAGCGGCCCAGATCGCGTGCTGCCTGCGCCAGTCGTAGTGCGCCTTGGTGCACTCGTCCGTCAGCTCCAGCGCGGTCATGTCCAGCAGTGCGTCCGGGTCTCGCGCGAACACGCCCGAGCCGGACGCGCGGTCCATGGAGCGTTTCTGTCCCTGCAGGCCCTTGGAATGGTGGTGGCAGTAGATGACGGCGCAGCCGACCTGCTGGGCGACCTTGTCGAACTGGTTGCAGAACGCGGCCATCTGGTCTGCGCTGTTCTCGTCTCCCGTGATGACCTTGTAGATCGGGTCGATCACCACGGCGATGGGGCGCGTCTTGAGCGCCCGGCGGATAAGCGACGGAGCCAGCCTGTCCATCGGCACGGAGCGCCCTCGCAGGTTCCAGATGTCGATGTTCCCCACATTCTTGGGCGCATAGCCGAGCGCCCCGTACACGTCCTTGAAGCGGTGCAGGCAGCTCGCGGAATCCAGCTCGAGGTTGACGTAGAGCACCCTGCCCTGTGCGCATTCCCAGCCGAACCACGGCTTGCCCTCGGCGAGCGACACGCACAGTTCGATGAGAGCGAACGACTTGCCCGCCTTGGACGGCCCCGCGAGCAGCATCTTGTGGCCTTGACGGAGAACGCCGTCGATGAGCGGCGGCGCGAGCTCGGGCATGTCATCCCATTCGGATGCCAGATTCTCGGGGTCGGGCAGGTCGTCGGTGGTCTCCTGCATCCAGTCCCACCATTCCGACCACGATGCCTTGCCGCACGGGCCGCTCACCAAACGCTGCCGCTCGCCCGAGCGCATGGCACCGGGCATCCTCGACAGGCGGCTCGGGTTCTTGTTCTGGGTGTCGGGGTCGAGTCCGTTCTTGCGGCAAACGTCGTACAGCCGCATGACGCGATCGCGGTACTCGTTGTAATCGCGCGCATCGACCTTCACCACGGCGTGCAGGCTCTTCTTGCCTGAGTCGACGATCGCGGCGCACGGCAGCTGAAGCTCCTGCATGAGCGCCAGCTGCTTCTCCTTGGCGAGCGTGTCGGATTCGACCAGCGCGTACTTGAACTCGGAGACGTTCGCGTTGCCGACGCCCTTGCCGTCCAGCGGGTTGATCCGGATCCATGCGCCGGCGCGGTCGTCGTAGGCACCCAAAGCCTGCTCGATTGAGCCGTACTTCTTCAGGTCGCGCATGAGGTCGCCGGCGGTGCGCGAGTAGCACCCCTTCGATTTGGGGAGCCATTTGCCCTCGCGGTCCCAGCTCTCGCACACGTAGCCGACCACATCATCCTCGTCGAACAGGTGGCCGAGGTACTCGACGAGCTCCTCGGGACCGGTCTTGTCGGTCTCGGGCAGCTCGACCGGCTCAACCCATGACGGGTCGATGAGCGCGGTCGAGATCTCGCCGTCCCACGACAGCGCCTCGCCCATTCCCTGGGACGCACGCGGCGGGACCCACCCTCGCTCGGTCGCCATCTTTGCGAGCGTGCCCGACTTCACCCTGGTCTGCCCCGAGCCGAATCCGCGCCACTTTCGCTCGCACTCGCCCTCGTGGTACCTGCCTGCGTCCCTGCGGCTCCATTCGTCCCACGCATCGAGCGGAAGCCCGCTCTCGTGGAGCGCCATGCCGACGTCCAGCCATTCCTGGTAGTTGAGTGTGGACGGGTCGATTGCCGAGAGCGCGTCCAGAAGGTCGCTATGGTCTTCCATCAGCCTTTCTCCTTTCTGTAGTTCTTCTTGCGACACTTTGGACAGTACTTCCCCCGTGCGCTCAGCTTCTCGAACGTCGCGCCGCATTTGGCGCACACGGCGATGCCGTAGCTGCGCCGCGCCTTGCGCCCCGAGTCAAGGCACTCGCGGCAGGTTCGCTGCGCCTTGTACTGCGGCCTGTAGGTCTTTCCGCAGCACGGGCACTTGCGCGGCCTCAGCTCGGCGGTCACGATCGCCTCGTTCAGTCTCGCCATGGAGACGGCGGTGCGCAGCGACTCGGCATCGTGATAGGGAATGTTGTGCCTGTTGATGTAGAGACGCTGCGCCTGATGTTCGCCAGTTTTGCCTCGTCCTTGACGTAGTCGGTCAGCTTCTTGCCCTTGTTGGGCGGTATGGTGCCCGGCGCGAACCTGCCGCCGAACGTGCCCTGCTTCAGACTCAGCGTCGATTCGCGGTCTTTGAGCTGTGTGACCCTCAACCTTATATCGAACCTTTTCTTGAACTCGTCGATGATCTCGCCCTGGCCGTGACCGGGGACGAATTCCCGCAGGAACTCGTCATACTCCGGGTGCTCGAGCCAGCGGACGGTGGTGCTCATCAGCTTCACGCCGTGCTTCGAGATGTAGCATTGCGCGGTCTGGCGCTTCGGCTGGTAGCCGAAGGCGCACTCGAATGAGGCGAGGAGATCGTCCCATGAGCGGAATCGCGGGGCCATGTCGAGAAGCCACGCATGTTCCGCCTTCGTCATGACCCTGCTCATCGCTCTTACGACTTCAGCATCGCGGGGACGCTCGCGAGCTTCGCGCCGGCCATTTCGGAACGTGCGCGGATGATGCCAACGGCGGTGTTGGCATTCTCGATGGCGCGCGCACCCACATCGGAGACTGCCTTCGCGCGGTTGATCTCGCGCTCGATTGCCTCGTCGTCGGCATTGATGTCGAGCGCCATCAGGTTGTCCAGTTCCTCGAAGAAGATGCCCTGGAGTGCGCTCAAGTCGGTCGAGCGCACGGTCTCGTGTCCTGCCATCTGTCTTGTCCTTTCCCTCTCTTTTGCGAGCTCATCGGTCTTCAACGCTCTTGCCGGCGACGATGTTGTCGGCCTTCATCTGCGATTTCAGGTGCGGCTTGATCTCCTTGCGCAGCTTGTACAGGCAGTCGATTGCCTTGTCGATGTCCTCGAGGGTCTTGCCCTTGACCATGCACCTCCACACGTACTTGAAGGCACAGCACCACCACCAGACCGCCATGGTGCAGTACGGCGCCGTGGCAGCAGGCCATCTGCCGAGTGCCGCCTTCATGGCACGGGAGCACGTGATGAATCCATCGCCCCTGTAGTGCTCGGGACAGCCGGCATCCCTCGTCATCGTTATCTCTTTCTCAGTCATGTCGACCCCCATCACCTGGCACATCAGCGGTCCTCCCTGTCCAGACCGAAGCACTCTGCTATCGCGGAGACGCGCCTCTCGAATTCGACCACGGCTTCATCGGCCAGATCGGGACCGATTTTCGTCCAAAGCCACGTGCTCATGCCCTCCAAGAAGCCGACAGCGCGTGCGGCCTCCATCAGCTTCTTCTGGGTCAGTCTGTCAGCGCCGTCCATCGTCATCCTCCTTCGGTTCCCAGAAGTTGCACGTGTTGCACGGCTGGCACACATGCGGTATGTCGCGCTGGTCTCGCCGGCACGTCAGATAGTCAATCTTGACCTCGTAGACCTTGACGGTGAACGGGTCTCTCGCGAAGCGGCACGTGGCGCAGTGCTTTCCCACCTGATCTGCCATCACATCGCCCCCGTGCTGCCGTAGCCGTCCTCGCCGCGCGAGCTTTCCGGCAGGCTGTCGCAGGTCATGAACGCGGCGTTGACGAACGGCAGGAACACCAGCTGGGCGATTCGCTCCAGCGGGTAGACCGTATACGGCTCATCGCTCAGGTTCACCAGCTTGCAGCGAATCTCGCCGCGGTAGCCGGGGTCGATGATTCCCGGCGCGTTTGCCAACGTAATGCCGTGGTTGCAGCTGAGTCCCGAGCGCGGTGCCTGGAGCGCGAACATGCCCTCCGGCATCGCCAGATGCACTCCCGTGCCGACCCAAACCGATTTCCAAGGTGCGATGGTGATCGGGTTTGGGATGTTTGCCTTGAGGTCGCATCCGGCATCCTCAACGCCATGGGCGTAGATTGGTTTCAGCTTGAGGCCGTCAAACTGGGCTTGGATTACTTGAATGTTGGATGAGAACTTCATTTAATCTTCCTCACTTACGACGATGCCGCCTTGGATAATCACGCGCTTGCCTTGGGCGTCGTCAAAGAAAACCTCTTGGTCGTTCGATTCGATGTCGAACTTGCCGTGCCAGCTCTTGATCTCCTTGCCCGTGTTGTCGTAGAGCGTGACGGTACGGTTGATTCCACCGCTGAAATCGCTGCTCACGCTCTTGACCGAACGGCTGCACGACGAACATCCAGCCAGACCGCAGACAATCACGATAGCCAGGACGGATACGACAAGGGCCGCGACGAACGCGACCCTACGCTTGGTGATATTCATTTGTTTGGTTCCTTTCTATTGAGGGAAACAATTGTTCCGGCCTTTCCAGCTAGAGGTATCTCACCTTTATCCCAAGGCGCTCGCAGATGGTCTCGAATGCCTCCTGCGGTTCTAAGCCGCAGACGGTGGCGCACTCGCTCCAGCTGGTCACGCAGCCCTTCTTGCCGTTGTAGCGGAAGGCCATGCACTCGGAATCCAGCCTGAGGAACCCTCAGTCGCGCTTCACACTCCATTCGATATAGTCGATGTAGTAGCCCATCTTGTGTTCATCCAGCAGATACCAAGTGGTGTGCCTGCCGATATTGTTTGTCCAGACGCTCTTCTGCGTCAGCTTGTAGACGTCACTCATTTTTTCGGCCACACTCTCTTGCCGCATTGGGGGCAGAAGTTCCACGTGCCGCTCACGTGGTAGTGTTCCTCATCCTCGACCTTGCAGCCACAAACGGAGCACTCGAATCCGTTGTCACATGCGCCGCATTCGCTTTCGTCGTAGACGTTGTAGCAGACGCCGTGGTCGATGAGGTCTGCGATTCGGCGCATCACGGTGCGCCAGTCAGTAGCCGGTGCCTTGGTGATCCTGGCGAGCGCACGCTGGAACGACTCGCTGCCGAGCGTGTCCGCCGCGGTGTATCTCAAATCAGAAGAGATCTTGTTCAGTTCTTCGGTAGTCATCGCTTGATCTCCTCCCCGCATTTCGGGCAATGAACCGGTTCGTAAGCCAGCATGTTATCGGAGCCAATTTGCCCCCAGAGCCGCCCGTTCCATCCACAGCATGAGCAGTGGAAGTAGCCGTCGACTATCCGCTTGCCTGGGATAAACGGGTCTTGCTTGTGCTCAACAAGGTCGTGGCACATAGGGCGATCAATCAGATCGGCAAGACGCTCGACGATATGGATGTAGTTGCCTTGGAACGCATGTCCGCATCGCTCGACCGAAGCGGCGATATTGCGATATGCCGTGTTGCCACATTCGCTGCCGTCAATATCGTCCTCGTACCACTTCGACCGCTCGCTCATGTATTCGATTTGCCTACGCAGTTCAGCCGCCACATTGCGCCGTTCTTCATCTGCAATCATTCATCCACCTTCTCAACGAGGTCGCGCGGGTCCATCCGCATCGCATCGGCAAGCGCGAAAAGGTTACCCACGCGCATGTCTCGCTGGCAGCGGATGAGAGCGCTAAGCGCACCGGGCGTGATGCCGGCCATTTGCGCCAACTGCTTCTGCGTGAGGTCATGGTCGGCTAGGTAGCGCTTGACCACCTTCTTGCTGACCTTATAACGGGTCGATGCCTTGGCTGTCATTCGTCCTCCTTCAACCTGCGTCCGCAGAACGGACAGAAGCAAATCGGATAGCTTTCAACAAACAGCTCTCCAACGGCTATGACATATTTGCCGTTGTCGTTGTTCTCGATCCACATGCCGTAGTCATCGTCTCGGCTGAAATTGAAGCGAACATTGCCGCAATAGACGCATGTGTTTTGCTGCAACATCAGTCCTCACCCCTCAGCATGCGGATACGCTTCTTGATGTCCTCAAGCGCTATCGAAGTGCAGCCACGAGATTCATTGCCGGAGATGGTGCAATTGTTACAGTCCAAATTCTGGTTGTAGTACATGCAAAGGTTGCTCTCTTCGATGCACCTGTCTAAGTCATCTTCCAGCTTCTCCCAGCTATCTGGTTTGGTGAGGTGCATGAGTTCAGACTTTGCTGTCTTGTAGTCATCGGTAACTACATACCAGCTGTTCATCCACTTGTCGTTTAAGTCAAAGTCGTTCGTGTAGATGAATCGGCGGATGCTGTGGACGTTACCGTCATCGTCATATAGAGCAACGGTATCTAGGGGTATCTCGCGTCCCTCGGCATCTTTTGGTAACTCGATATTCGCCATTGCTATCACCTATCTAGCCCCAGCAGCACAAAGGATGAGTCGCGGTAGATGAGGATGCTGCCGCGAACCTTCACGGTCATTAGCTTCCCAAGGCTGCACATCCTGTAGACGGTCCTCAGGCTCACGTTGAAAGCCTCGGCCCATTCGTTGGGCGTTGCATACTCGGGGAGCGTGGATAGGGTCACGCCCTTGTTGGCCTGTGCTGCGTTCTGAGGGATTGTCTTCTTGGGCCTGTTTACCAAAACGTCCTTGCTGTCGAGATACAGCTTGTTGGTCTCGATGCACTCACTTCCGCTTCGCGCGAACCACCTTCTGGGTCTCGCCTCGAAAAAGAAATCAGACACATGAAACTGGTTACCGTTCTCGCGGTACATCGTGGTTGTGTCGAACGGGACGATCGCACCGCTCGCGTCCTTCGGCAATCCAATCGCCATCTTACTCACTCCTTTCATTCGGTACGTACGTGGCAGGATTGACTCCGCTCGGGATTCGCCATCCACTCGCGCTGATTCTGGAAATCATCGAGCTTGCAGCCTCCATCGACCACGTGCCGACATGCCTGAATCCCCGGCGCTCGAGCAGGCGGATCTGCTTGGGAGAGCTAAGCCCGCTGTCGCGGCGCTTCTTCACTCGGTCGAGCAGTTTCGATGCCTTGCCGGCGTTGGAGATCTCGGAAGCATCGATGCCGTACTTCTCGAGCGCCGCCTTCTGCTTGTCTGTGGCGGGGGCCATCTCCCAAGCGAACTCGGGGATGTATCCGCTCAGGTCCTCGGCGGCGATTGACATCTCGTACTGCAGCGGGTTGACCAGCTTCGCCTTCTTCCTGCGCTGCTCGGCGAGCTGTTTGGCGAGGGCCTCCTCGCGCTCAGCGACCACCTCGTCAGATGCCTTGCTCTCGACCTTCTGCAGGTCGACCGGGCATCCGGCCTGCTCGACCATGGCGGTCATCTTCTGCGCGACCTCCCGAGAGCCCGTAACGAGCGCTGCAGGGCGAACCAACTCCAAACGCTCGGTCATCCACAGGAAGTCGAGCAGGAGAAGGTCGGTCTTCCCCGTCTCGGGCGATAGACGAGTGCCGCGTCCAACGATCTGACAATTGCCGACAATGGCGACTTTGCCGTTCCTTCTGGTGACGAGCGTTCCGAGCTCGTTTTGGACGCACCAGCATGATTCGCTCGCGTGAGTCTCGGCCTCCCATACGGCGTGCCTTCCGTGGCGAGAGCCGACTTTGACGAACTCCTGCTTTTTCGCATGAAGCACCCACAGGTCGCACTTCCTGACCTCGTTGGCTTTTTCGACGGAAACGCTTGCGCGGTACCCACGCTGGATGGCCATCGATTGCAGTCGTTCGATGAAGCTCTTGTTGCTTTTGCCGATGTGGTAGGAGGTCTTGATGGCCTTGTTCCCGTCTCCGTGGTATATCGCCTCCAGCATTACTTCGAACTGGTCTTCCGTCATGTCGAACAGAGACGGGCTGAGGTCCTTGGAAATCCATGGCTCGAGCCTTCCCCATCCGCTGAGATGCTTGTCTCTCCCCCGTGGCATGCCTTTCGAGATGGTCCACGTCATGCAGTCGCCAGATTGGTTCCATTCGACTCCGACTCGCTTGCGAACGGCCCGGGTGTACTTGAAACCGCAGCCCTCGATGCAGCGAGTTATCTCCTCGCAATATTCCGGGTGCTGAGTACCTTGGGTGATCGTGATTGCGTTGTTGCACTTATTGATAGACCCATCGGTCATGACCCAGCCGATGAAGGTGAGCTCTGCGTCGGTTAGCGGTACGCCAGGGAAATTCCCGTGGCCGCAGACCGGTATGTATGCGCCGTCTTTCAGATTCGCCAGGTCTTGTGCCTCCTTGAATTTCCAGCCTAAGCGCCTCTTGTTGTCGTAGAGCATTCTGTGCTTGTTTGTGACCCGAATATCAGACGATTGCCCTTTCAGATGGTAGAACCGCTCGTCTGAGTCGAGATTTCTTCGAACCTTCGCCAGAGCGGGAACGAACCTCGTTTCTCCCGTTTCATGGTCGAACGCGAGGATTTCATCTCCGATTTCCACGTCGTTTCTCCATCCGTCGCGCGTAAGCACCTCAGTGCTCTCATCGAGGCAATAGAGTGCACGGCTCTTGGTCGGTCGGAGGTTGACGATGCAGTCGACGCTCGGGCAGTCCCACCCCTCGGTCAAGAGAAGTGAATTGCACAGCACGTCGTATTTGCCACTGTCGAAGTCTTTCAGGATTTGCGCGCGGTCCTCGCTCTGCCCGTTGACCTCCACGGCGCGGAATCCGCATTCGTTGAGCAGGCGGCAGAACTTCTGGCTGGTCTTGATGAGCGGCAGGAACACGACCGTCTTGCGCTCCTCAAGCCCGGCGTTCTTCATCTCCTGGGCGATTTGCGGCAGGTATGGGTCGAGCGCTGTGCCCAGCCCGTCTGCCGCCCAATCGCCCGAGCGCACCGAGACGTTGGAGATGTCGAGCTGGAGCGGAACGGTCTGCGCCTTGATCGGGCACAGGTAACCGTCCTTGATGGCCTCGGGCATGTTGTACTCGAATGCCAGGGAATCGAACACCTTGCCGAGGTTCTGTCGGTCGCCGCGGTCCGCCGTGGCAGTAACGCCGAGCACCTTAGCGCCGGCGAAGTAGTCGAGTACCGCCTGATAGCTGGAGGAGACGGCATGGTGGCACTCATCGATGAGGATGTGCGTGAACCTGTCCCTGCCGAGCGCCCGAAGGCGCTTCTCGCGGCACAGGGTCTGGACGGATCCGACCGTCACGCGCTCGAATGTCCCCACGCTCGTGTCCTCGGCCTTCTCGACCGAGCAGCGCAGTCCCGTCGATGATTGCAGCTTGTCGGCTGCCTGTTGGAGCAGCTCGCCGCGGTGGGCAAGAATGAGGACGCGACCGCCATCGCGGACCGCGTCCTCCGTTACGCCGGCCATGACGATCGTCTTGCCGGTGCCCGTTGCCTGTACGAGGAGCGTTGCGCGGTCTCCCGCTTCCCAACGCTCCTCGATTGCGGCTATGGCCTGCTCCTGATAGGGACGCAGGTTGAACTTCATGCCTTAGAAGCCCCCGTTCTGCGCGGCCTGCGCCTGCTGGAAGGTCTGGTTGATCATGCCCTGCAGCGAAGGCGAGACGGGCTCGGGGTTGGCGTTGCCGTAGACGTGCTGCTGGGGTGCCGCGGCCTGCGCCTCAGGCTTCATCCACTCGGAGATCTCGTTGTAGGTCTTGTCCTTGTACTCGTGGGTGCCGACCTTGATCTTGCAGCGGCGACCGACAGCTCCCACCCAATCCATCTTCAGCTTCTGCTCCTTGGGGGCATCGACCGCTCGCATCCCGATCGAGACGAAGAACTGGGTGATCTTCCAGGCGCTCTTGGAATTCAGAAAAAGGCGGTCGGAAAGCACTCGATCGTTGTCCAGGCGGACGTTCACCTTGGCGATGGGGCAGGCGCACATCTTGTCGCTGCCGTTGAATTGCTGGCGCTCGACGTTCTCGACCGTAGCCAAGTACTCGCCTGGCTCCATAAGCTCGAACTCGTTCTCCACAGCATCGATTTCGCCGTCCCACCCAAAGGACTGACCCATATCGTTTGCCATTTCTTACTCCTTTCGACCGGCTGCCATGCCGGAATTGATGTAATCGCGCATGCTGTCCCAGGCCGACACCAAGAACTTCGCGAAGTCCTCGGGCAGGGCGTCAACCGGCGTGCCCTCGGGGAAATAACCACGTACGGAGATGGCCTTGCTCACCGTCTCCGCGCTGATACCATCGCGCCGCATCAGGTCGTAGAGCGGCTTGAGGTATGCCGGGCGCTCCGGCTCGAACGGGTCTGGAATGCTTCGCGCCTGCTCGATCTGCTCGGGCGTAACCGTGGAGACGTTGACCGTCTCGACCGTCTGCTGCTGCACCTGCGGCTGCTGCCGTGTGAGCTGCGGGATGGGGATGAACTGCGCCAGCTGCTGGTACTCCATGGGAATCTCGTCCGGCAGGCCCCAGCGGTTCTTCGCGTCCCAAGTGGCGGCATGGGAGCAGTAGAGCATTCGGTTCTTGCCGCCCTGGGCCTTGCCGACCTTGCCGTCCTTGCTGGTGGTGATGACGATGGTCTTGTAGTTGGCGAAGAGTACCGCGTCCGCCCACTCCTTGAGCATCGCCGCGACGCTGGCCTTCTTGCCGTCGATGAGCTTCAGACCCCAGCGGTCGTATGCGCCCATCTCATCGGGCTGCTCGAACTTGCTGATGATGGCATGGGCGGTCACGACCACGTTGCAGCCGCGCTCGCACACCTCGCTCAAGAGGTTCAGCAGCTTGCCGAAGCGCTCGGTCACGTAGGTGTAGCCCTTGCCGTAGCCCGCGTCCTCGATGCTCTTGTAGCCCATGGCGCTGCACACGTCATCGACCGCCAGCTTCTGCGCCCAGTCGGCGGTGTCCAAGACAAGTGTGCCGCCGCATTCCTCGGGGAAATCTCGAATCCACGTGACCTCATCGAGCAGCATCTGCCAGCTCGTGGGCGCTGGAAGGCGCGGGACGTCCAGGTAGTCGGACGAGCTCTCGGTATCGATGAACAGGGGGCTTGGGAATTGAGCCGCCAGCGTCGTCTTGCCGACGCCCTCGGGGCCGTAGAGAACGACCTTCTGTGGGCGGAGGCGCTGACCGCGGGTGATCTGGAATGTCATTAGAAGCTACCTCCGAACTGCATGGTGGCGGGAATCTTGACCTCTGGAATCTTTACATCGGGAATCTCGACCTTAATCTCAGGCATCTCGGCCTTCAGCTGCCCGGCGCCCTCGGCCACGCGCCCGTCCTCGATGATGACCGAGCAGGTGTCATCCGTTGCCACGCGGGTGCCGATGACCTGAAGCCCCTCGGATTCTGCCCAGGCGCCGAACTCGGCGAGCGTCTGGGGGTCCATCTGCTCCAGCTTGTCGACCAGGACGAAACCGCACTCGGGCTTGAGCGAGCGAACGACAGCTGTCGCCACGCGGAGCTGCTCCGCACCGCTCATGTCCGACCAGACCGCGCCGTTGTACACCAGTTTGCCGTCCTCGACCGTCAGGCCGTCGAGCGGCATCCTGGCGGTCTCGAGCAGCTTCTTGCGCTGGTCCTCGACCGCATTGACCTCGCTGTTGCAGCTCTGGTAATCGTCGTTCAGGGATTCGGCATCCTTCAGCGCCTGCTTGCGGCGCTCGTTCGCCTCGACCTTCTGGTTGAGCGCATCGATGTTGGCGATGCTCTGCTCGATCTCATCGGTCTTCTCGTCCTCGAGGTCGGCTGCATCCTTGAGCGCGGTCTGGTAGTCATCGGTGAGCTTCATCAGCTCTTCGGTCTTGCGCTTCAGCTCCTCGTTGAGCGACATGATCTGGCTGTTGAGGCTGTCGCACAGCATGTTCAGGTTGTCGCGCTGCTGCTTGATGATGCCGACCTTCTCGCGCTTTCGCTGGTTCTCCCCGTTCTTCGCGAGGATTGACTGCTGCTGCTCGATGAGCTCGGCAGGCGACACGCGGTGGTCGGGGGCATCGGGGAAGAACGGCATCTCCTCGGCGATCTTGTCCTTTGCGCGCTTGCGCTGACCGATGTCGAGACGCTCAGCCTTCAGATCGCTCAGCTTCTTGTCCAACTCGTCCAGCTCGCCGCCGATACCGATGATTCGCAGGAGCTCCTGAGCCTTCTCGTTGTCGGTCATGACCATGAACTTCGGCAGGTCGATTGCAAGCTCCTCGATGAAGCTGTCGAGAAGCTTCTGGCCTGCCTTCTTGCCGGACGGGTCGGTCACGGTGAGCGATGCGTTCTTGCCCGAGCGCTCGACCACAAGGCCGTTGCTCAGCTCAACGTGCAGCTTCGCCGGTGTGGCGCTGCCCTCGCGGTTGGGCTTGGACGGCTGCTTGCGCTTTCCGCCGAGCGCCCACGAGATTGCATCGACCACACTGGTCTTGCCCTGGCCGTTGCGACCGCCGATGACGGTAAGCCCGTTCTCGGTCGGGCGCAGCGCCACGGCCCTGATTCGCTTGACGTTCTCGAGCTCAAGCGCCGAGATCTTCACGGGCTCCGGCTTCGCCTGAACTTGTTCCACAGTCTCTTCCATTGTTCTTTTCCTTCTCTCTTTGCAGACGCTTTCTCGCATCGCGCCTGCGCTTCTTTTCCCTTTGGTACTCGGCTTCCGCCTTTTTCTCGTCCATGCCCTCGCGGATGGCTTCCGCCTGTCTTCGTCTCCAGCAGGCGGGGCAAAGCCCCATTCGCCCGGCATGGGAATTGGGACGCACGTCCCACTTGCCGCACGAGATACAGCGGTGCATCCCCGATTCGGGATATTTGCTTAGGTTGATTCCGAGAACCCTTTTGGCGTGCTTCTTGATGGCTTCGGGAGACCTTGGCCAACCACGGCCTGTCATCATCTCCGACAGCAGCAGATAACCGTCCATCCTGTGCGTCCTGATGTATCTGTCCTCGTCAGACCGCCAGAAATATGAGTTGTCCCTTTTGCGAGGGACAACTACCCCCGATTCCACATTTTCTCCATTGTTCTCGGTCGGTTCCGTCATTGCAGCGCTCCGATTACGTAGAGACGCTTGATCTCACGCATCGCAGCATCCTTGCTCGCGGCCTTGCTGACGTTGACCAGTAGATGGCGCGAGCGGACGATTCCGGTCGCGCTGCCCCTCGTGGGGCCCTTCTCGACAAACTTGGTCGCGAACCAGCTGCCGTCTCGACCGCGCTCGGCGGTCCATCCAAAGAAGCCGACCATCGGCACCTCCTAGTAGTACATGCCGCTCGGAGCGGTGCCCTCGAGCCATCCCGCGAAGATCAGCCCCGCGATGAGGACGGTCGAGACGATGGCGTTGCGCAGCTTCGGGTTGAGCCGCATCCAGCGGTTGGACAGGAAATCGAAAACCCTAGCGGCCATCGGAGCGTCCCTCCATCCACTTGTCGACATCGACCACTCGTATGAGCGCATTCCTGCTGCCGATTGTCTTGAACGGCAATCGACCAGCCTTGTTCTCTGCATAAAGGGTGCTAGGCGAGACCCCCGTATACCTCGCGGTCTCGATGACCGAGTAGGCCATCTGCGGCTGGTAGCCAGCCTGGACGGCGAACTTCAGCGCTTCCGAGCCGCAGTACGGCTCGAGGTCTTCCAACTGACTGCGCAACTTCTCGGCTGCCGCATCCATCGCCTGCTGAAACTCACAGATCGGGTCGGACCAGTTCCTTTTGGTATGATTCATAGCGTCCACCTCCTATGGTGGGTTTTGCCTGTGGCTCCCTTTTCACTCCCTCGCTTTCCACTTCAAAGGAGTGTCTTCGGAGCCACTCTTCTTTTCCCAGCGCCCTGTGGTGCACATCCTGGTGGTAACGGACGGGCAGAGAACTATCGAAAACGCCTACGACGAGTTGATAGCGGATGCGCACCGCACGGCGCTGAGACTTGTCTGTGCCAGGCATCGCACCTGACCGTCTGGCTTTTCAACGGAGCCAGCTGCCGAGCCATTGCAGCCGTCACAGGCTCCCCCTGCTCACGGCAAATGGCGGATGCGGTTATCAAAGGTCGCTCCATTCATCCGCTGCGCGCCCGTCTCATCAGGCGGAACAGCTTGGTATGGGTGTCACTGCGTTCCATGTCGCCTAGGGTTGCCAGCCGGCGACACAGGTACCGCCTTGCGATCGGCGTCAAGGAGAAGGCCAAAAAGCCCAGCGCCGATGGAGACGGGTACGTAGCGGATGAACAGAAGTGCGCTATCTACCAGCGCAAACATTCAGCGTGGGAACATCGGAATATAGTCCCCGGCATGATCAAGAGGAATTCGACATACCGTCCTCAAGCTCAGAAGCATCCTTCTATGGCTTTGACCAAAAGCACGAGGAATAGGACGGCTAAAAGAACGATGACGTTGAGAAACAGGCAGTAGTTGAAGCCCTTCTCAAAATCTGGAGACCTGCGCCTCACAGCCTGTTCGCCTCATTCAACAGAGTCGTGATGAAAATCTCCGCAGCCCTGTAGGCCGTGTAGAAGAGCCCGAAGCCGATAATTGGATGGCGCTCGAACCAATCGGCAATCACAGTCCCTTCGCCTCGTTAAGCTCATGGGCGGCATCCAGCCACTCGTTCAGGCGCATGTCGGCGTGCATCCAGTCGGCTTCCATGAAAGCCTCGTAAGCATCGCGCTCGCGCCTCTCAAGCTCCTCAATCGTCATTTCCTTCTCCTTCTCTTTGCCTTCTGTGGTTCGTTTGGTTTGGCTAGCAGAAATCAGACACTTCACATCGGACGATCGACGCAACAGCAACGACCTCACTCCAAAGCCACGGCGTTTCGCCAGTCAGCTTGTTGGTAAGCGAATCGGGTGTAATCCCAAGCTCAGCCGCCATCTTCTTCTTGGTATTGCCTGGGCGCTGAAGCCATCCACCTACCTTTTCGGTAATCTTGTCCATGCGCTCACCTCCTTCGTTGTTGCCAATTAACAACTCATAAGGTAGTTGTTAATTGGCAACTTTGCAATAAGATTTTTTGTCTATTGGCAATTTTTTTCGGATTGAGTACAATTCAATCGACAGAAGGAGGGTCTCATGGCATTCACCGAAACCCTAAAAGCCGTAATGGATGCAAAGAACCTAAGGTCCGTAGACATTACTTCAGACGAAATCACTGCGCCCTATTTGTCGCGTCTTTTAAAGGGAAAGGTCAAGGAGCCGACATGGCAGAAAGCCTTGGTGATTATCAATTCGCTCGATATGACAGTTGATGAGTTCTGCGATCTCGAAGCAAAGCTAAATGCTAAGCATGATTCAACGCTTCAAGACAAGGAGGAATAAGCATGGATAACGACACGCTGCTATTTAGGGATAAAGGCGCCGGCGTCTTCAAAGAGATCTGCATCTACCCGAACCGAATTACCACGCTCAAGAAGAACACCTTCTTCGGCACGCATATGGAGGTGGTTTACCTGAATGACGTCACCGGCGTCTACAAAATTAAGGGCAAGCAGGTAATCCTGAACAACAGGCTGCGGACGGGTTATGGCTACAGGCTGAGCAGCCATTCCCAGGCAGAGGAATTCGTCAGGGTCCTGAACTCAGTCATGTAGCGACTAGCCACAAAGAAGCGCCCCACCAACCCGCCAAGACCAGTGGAGCGCTAAACAATCCCATCCGCATTGCTAGAGTCGGCTATGCCCGACAGGAGGGACTTTTTTAATTATGACACGTTCGTCATGGGGGACGAAGACCAAAATCACCAAGAACAAATGGCGCATCAGGTGGTGCGAGTGGGACGGGCTCAATCGCGTACGCAGATCTAAGACGCTCTATCCCTGCACCTCGCGTGAAGCCGACGATGAGCTGCGCCGCCTTTGGCAAATCCACCACCTGCCACCTAATGAGCGCGTTGTGCCATGTCCCACATTCGAGCAATGCTGGGACGAATGGTATTTCCCGCAGCTGGAAAAGCAGCTTGAGACCGGCGATATGTCGCGCAGCACATTCGTCAATTACCGTAGTGCATGGAGGTCAAAGGTCTCGCCGAAATGGGCAAACGTTGCCATGAATGAAGTGCGAGTTGAAGAGTACCAGCGTTGGTTGGACAAGTTCACTGCGGCTCAGGCTCACGTCTCGCACATCATCGTTCTCAACCTCGTCAATTGCGCAAGGCTTCATGACGTGGACGGCATTTCTTTTATCGACGCAAAATACAAAATGCCGCGCGAAAAGAAAAACACAGGCGACAGCGGGCTAGAAGTCTACACGGTAGCCGAAATTGACAGCATCCTTGAATCGTTGCGAGATAGTCGCATCGAGGGCATGGCGATTCTAATGGCTAAAGGCTCATGCCGTGTCGGCGAAGCGGCGGCGGCGGCGGTAAAAGACATTACGTTTGATGAATACAATGGTCGCACGTACGCCGTCTACGACCTTTATCACCAGTATTCTCAGAACAACAGCTTTGAGCCGCTTAAGACGGCAGAAAGCCGCCGTGCAATCATCATTCCGCCACCATGGAGCTTGCGGCTCGCCGAGATAGCAAAGCAACGCACTGAAGACCAAGAGCCATACATCTGCGACAAAGGCACGGGAATGCCGATGGATCGCAAGAGGATTACAGATGAGTGGCTCAGCTATTACAGGAATGGGACGATTGATTTGCGCTACCTGACCATGACCAAGTTGCGCAACTCATGGGCAACCGCGATGCTTTGGAAGTACGGCATTCCCGCCCAGATGGTGGACAAAATGATGGGGCATGCCGCAAAGAACATTCTCGGCAAACACTACGACCGCCCCGACAAAGAACTGTTCATCGAGACGGTCGATAGCGCGTATTTCGGAAATTAG